TCTTTAAATGACTTAGTTTTAAGATCGGCTTTAGATATGCCAATACCTAATTTGCTAAGCGTGGCATTATTGCCTAGATAAGCCTTTGATAGCGCAGCTGTAACTGACTCTAAATCTTTACCAGTATTTGCGCTTATATCCATCGCGATACCCATTAAACGTTCAGTTTCAGCTGTATCGCGTGTGGCTATTGCTAACTTTGTATAGGCTGGGCGCAACTTGTCATCGATTATGCCAAATTCTTTTTCAATGCGCTGTATATAACCTTCAGCGGTTGCTGCATCTCGACTTAGGCCTACGTTTTTAAGTGCCAGGGCTAATTGCTGTTGAGCCTTTTGATCCTCAGCTGCAGCCTTTACCGATGCCTTGGCATAGGCCAATACTTTAGCTGTGCTAAATGCGACTCCAAAAGTCTTGGCTAAATTTTTTACGTTTTTAGATAATTGGGCTGTAGATGTATCTGCCTGTTTAAATGCTTTTCTGCCAGTAAATTCGGCAGCTATATCAATTCTTACTGATGGATCAACGGCCATTAGTTATACCCCACAGCCCGATTAAACTTATCCCTAGATACTTCAATAGCCTTAAGAATAGCTGCGTTAGTCTTGCCGCCATCCTCTTTCCATGCGCGAAAGATTGCGCGGCCTTTCATTTTGCGTGATCTACGGCCTGCGCCTGTTTGATTATTGGCATCTACGATTATGCCGTATTGATTCATCGCTTGTACGAATATGTAACCTGCTTGCGGATTACGGCTACGGCCTTGATTTGGGCCAGCAGCTACAATATTTGCACCTTGGTTATAACCTGGTCGCTGCACAATAAATGATGAACCCTGCTCACGGCCATTGGCGTGTACACGGCCAGCAGTTTCATAAATAGCACCCGATGCTGATGCGTTCTGAATACGCGCTAACGATCTAAAACCCTGGCGATTAGGTCGGCTAGGAGTTGTTTTATAACCTACGCCGCCTTTAGCAGCTCGAGCATCCCACACGGGAAATTTTCCATTACTGGATGCTTTACCCCAGCCCGATAATGGTGCTTGGGATGGGATAAAGCCACGCGCCTTAGACACAATAGGTTTAAGCAAACTAGCCATTTCTTTGCGTGTATCTGCAGCTAGATCAGGCGTAAATTTTCTTAATGCTTTTTGGAGATCAACGCCGCCTTTTACCGTTACTGGCATCTTGGATCTCCTTTGCTCGATCTTTCATCGCCTGCAGTAATGCACTAAACATCCTGGAATCTAACCCAATTAAATCTTTAGGCGGTATTCCCGTTTCCAAACTGATCCGTGCGATCAAGTAAGTAAACGAGTCACGCCTTATGCTTCCGGGTCATCCTCTAACACATCCACCTTTTTTAAAGTCTTTAAGAATTCTGCGCCGAACATTGGCACGGTTTCGCCTGCAGCTCTTAAACACTCCCACGCTAACCAGTAAACATCGGTCTGCTTTTCATCCTCGCGGAAAGCGCGATGAAAACCTTTCTTTGCGTACAGCTCGAACGCGTATTCAATAGATGGTGTTATCTGATGCTCAGATACGTTGCCATCTACTTTAGTGATCTTTAACTTAGCCATGCTTTAGCCCCTTTGGTTTTTATCAGCTAGTGGTAATTACGATTGGTGAATTACAAGTAAATGTAATTGATTGTGTAGCGATGTCTGCTACTGCGCCGTTAATATCTGTAGTGTTATTAACTAGGATTGTAGTGCTATATAGCGGGTTAGTAGCTGATACTACTGCGCTTGTCTGCTTCAACGTAAGAGGTACTGTTGTACCCCATGCAGCCTGAAGGGTTGCATTTACATTTGCTGCAGCTGTGTCGCTTAGGAAATCTAAAGTGATTGTGGATGCCTCTAAACCCTTAACAAACTTATGAGCTGTATCGCCCATAGCAGTTACTTCGAGTTCATCGAACACGCGGTTAATTGTTGCCGATGTAACATGGTCAGTAAGAACTACTGAGTTAAGAGTTACAACGACTGTATTATTTAAATATACGGCCATTTGTTTATTCCTCGATCTGCTCGGTTACGGGTGCTTTTGTTTTTGTTTCTTTTACTGGTGGTGCTTCGATTTGCCCAATTTTAATTAAAAAGGCAATATCCTCATCTGTGTATGACATGGTTTTAACTCCAGCTCGTTAGTATGGATATATTGAATTCAGCGGTTAATAGATCGCCGCTATCAGCATTTAATACACCGGGCGCACTAACGCTGGTTATATTAAATACAAGGTTTGATGCAGCTAGTTTTGTGTAAGCCGCAACGATAAAATCCTCAATGCCCTGCAGGTTGCCCTGGTTGTCAAACATCGGCACGGTTAGCAAAATCTTGAAATTAGCCATAGGCGAAATAGTGATATAGCTGTTATTGCTTGGCGTTAAATATGGGTCTGCTGGGATTACTACGCAGCTGTTAGCCAAGATGGTTGCAGGCGGATATGCAAAAACCGACCAAACTCCAGCGTTAGTTAAAGCCGTTGCGATGGTGCTACGCAGCGTGGTAATTGCAGCGGTAGGCATTTACCCCACCATGCTATTCGGGTTCATGTACGGGGCCAGCAGGCCGCGTATTTTGCCTATCATGCTGTTACCCATGCGGTAAGGGCTAGGGCTAAAGCCATCGAGTCCTACGCCGCCTGTCTGAGATACCTGGCGAGCCTGCCAAATATCAACGGCCAAGATCATCGCAGCTTCTCTAACGCTTGCTGTATTGACGTAGGTGGCTGTCTTTGTATCCTCGCCTGTTGCTGTGCCATAAGGCAATACACGGCGGAAATTCTGATTAGCTGCAACCTTGGCATACTGGATAAAACTATAACCCTGTGGGTATTGGAAATAGTTAAGCTGCAGATTAAACGCAGGCAAGATATTAGCTGTACCTGTTGAAAATGGGATAGTGCTTGTAATTGTGTAAGTGCCGTTAAAAGTTGATCCAGCCCCGGCAATAGTTACCGATTCCGTGGCAGTAAATATGCCGGGGTTAGCGATCATTACGGTGGCAACGTTGCTTACCAATGCAGTCCCCACGACTGGCGCAGAATCAAACCAAAGGAAACTGTTAATTTGATCTTGCGCGGCTTGGCAGCACTCCTCGACCGTACTATCTGAGTAAAGAGTACCGATACCAAGATTGGTACGCAGTTCGGCTACGGTGACATAACTTGCTGGCATCTCGGTACTCCTTACTTAGTTAGGGTCGGTAGGGCAAAGGGCTAATGCCCTACCGACTATTAGGGTTATTGTTTACGGTAGCTTTGCAAACTTAATAATGCCATTAGGCATTTTTGCAATAGTTGCCATAAAGCCGTAGATAGCAATCTGAACCTGAAGGTTAGAAACTACGTTTACAGACATAAATGCCTGCGGTCCGCGATAAACAGTAAATGCTTCAGGTGCAAGGATTACAGCTGAGTTATCATCGAACGCAGTTTGTGTGAAGTTCTTATCTACATATAGATCAAGTCCTAGCACGTTGCCGCGAATTGATGAAGGTGCAACCTGGCCTGCTGCGTTCATTGGTTGAATTGCGTTGTAAATTGGGCGGCCAGTTGTATCAACAGCACCTAATAGTGCCTGGTACTGCGCTGGGTTTCCAATGTAGTTTTGTGCAAAGTAACCTGTATTTTTGTAAACAGCAGATGCAGCTTCTGATGAATAAGCAATAATGCCTGCGCTGTCGCCTGTTGTTGCAGTTCCAAATGAACCTGCTGCTTGTAATGCTACTAGCGCAGCTGTATCAATAGCTGTTAAATAAGCATTTTGTAGTTGCTGTGTAAGCTCGTCATAAAAGCCAGGGTATCCAGCTCTTTCTAACAATTCTACGGATAGCGTATTCATGCCAGAATATTTTTGCACGGTTCCAGTAAGGTAAGAAGTTTCCATACCTGTGTTTTGTACTGCGCCTGCTTCGGCCTCAACTGTTACAACAGGTGCTACGCCTGTACCGCCGCCTGCAGATGTCACAAGTGAAGGCACATTAATTGTCATACCTGTAGGTGGCAAAACGCCTTGGCTACATGCATCAATAGTAGGTGTACCAAAACGTGTGTTAGTAACAAACTCGCTTAGGTACTGTGTTGGGTTAAATCCTGGGTTAGTAGTAAAAGAATCATCTGCAGCTGTTACATATAGCTGGGAATCTTGGTTGCCTAAGGCAGCCTGAATCTTATGCTCTGTGTACTTACCCATAGATGTAATTGGTGTACGGACTGTCTGGCTGTCTAATACGGATGGGCGAATAATTGGGCGAGCTGCTTGAACTGGTGCAGCCTCGACTGGTTTTTCTGCCGGTACATCCGGTGTATCAATAGGGGCTGTAGTCACAGCTGCCTCGCTTTCGGTT